CCCCCCCTCTGTGTTCTAAACCGCTCAAACCACAACCCAAAAAACCAAGATGTTAAGTTTGGCATACCCCAAAAATTACACAGCCCCAAAAACCAACGTGTTAAGTTTGGAGTAACAAGCGAAAGCCGCTTGACACCCACTCAGCCGCCCAAATATCTTACCCCTATGCACATCGCACCTCACGAACCCACCCGATGGACCGAGAGACTGGCGTTTGACATCGCCCTTCGGCTTGAGGGGAGCGGTGAAGATGTCAATGAGATACTGGATCGGCACCAGTTGAATGCTTCTGCCCTACTGGTATTCAACAAAGACCCTGTTTTTCTTCGCCAAGTGGGCAAATTCCGTGATGAAATCAGGGATAAGGGTGTCACTTTTCGCCTAAAAGCGCGTACACAGGCCGAAGAATTGCTGAAAACATCGTGGGTGTTGATCCATAGCCCCGATGTGAGTGCTGCAGTGAAGGCTGATCTCATTAAATCCACTGTGAAGTGGGCCGGGTTGGAGCCAAAGGGCGATGTCAGCGCCGAAAACGGTGCTGGTGGGGTCCGAATCACCATCAATTTGGGCGGTCAGGAGCTTGGTCAGGCTACAGTAGTGGAGTCTGAGGCCAGTGAACCTGAATTCGCGGAGTGAATCCTTCCTGAGTGCCGGTGAGGGCACCCTTGAGACCACTGATCCACAACAGGCCAAGCGGTTTGAGCAGGAACTGGCGTCCCGAGGGGTATCGTACATGACACAAATCACAAAAACCAAGCGCGACGGGCTAAGATATGTAATTAAGCTGCTGGGCAATCACCTATGACGGAGGATGACACCGATGGCTATCTATTCCACTGCGTACCGTGCAATGACCTCAAAGATCACGTTATTGATGATGAGGGTTCGTGCTGGTGTAAACCGGTGTTTGACACTGATTACGAAATATTCATCCACAATAGCGCAGATGGCCGTGAAGATTACGAAGAAGGTCGGCGCCTACCTCACTAGGCGTACCAACAGGGGATGAAATGGCGATGTCTGCTTTTACCTTAGAGTCCATGTTTGAGGCGGTCTATAAATCCGTTGTTGACGCAGTTCACACTGTTCAGGATGCGTCTTGGGAAAACACGAAGCAGCAGTACTTCGACCAAGATAGCGATGGTAATCTGGTTCCCAAGACAGCTAGAATGACATTGCCGCACATGGAGGATGGAAAGCTGGGACTTAAGGCTTTTGACATACCATTACTGACGCTAGCAAAGCATCAGACGATCACGGTTGATGAGATGACCATGGCATTTGATGTTGAGCTGCGGTCTTTAGATAAAGCTGACAAGGAACAGGGTCTTCTTGCGGCGATGCCGAGGGGGTTTATATCGCGCTACCCAACGGCTAAAGTGACTATAAAGTTCAAAGGTGGAGAACCTTGTGAGGGGTTGATGCTTTTGAACGATAAAGCGCACAGCGTCCTTCCACGATAACACCCACGAAAGGATACCAAGATGGCAGACCCGCAGCTTGTTAATATGTCAGGCCAGTTCTCTGGCCTGCCTATGAGCCAGCTAATCGGTGGGCCGCTTCAAGCGGCTTGCGATGCACAGAATATGTTGTCAGCAGCTACCGCCAACTTCATTAAGGATGTCGGTCTTCAGTCGAATGCGAATGGTGAGCTGACGGCTCGCACGGTTGACTTCAGTTTTGACCGGGCTTCGGCACCTGACCCCACGACGGGTCAGACCAAGGTTGAGACGGTGGACTTGAAGGTGCCGCTGCTTGCCATTGTCAACACACCGAACCTGAGCATCAAAGAGGCTGAGGTTAATTTTACTATGTCGGTGTCTTCGTCTGACAGTTCGGAAAGCAGCCAGGATACCTCTGGGACCCTGAGTGCTGAGGCCAAGCTGAACTACGGCATCTTTAGCATGAAGGTTAAGATGACCGGTTCTGTGGCAAGCCACTCATCAAACACTCGTAAATCGGACAATTCTGCCAAGTACGATGTGCGTGTGCTGGCCCGTGACGATGGCCCGCCGGAAGGGTTGATGAAGATGCTGGACATGCTTCAATCGGCTATTACGCCTATCCCGGCGTCTTCGGCGCCTGCTTCGTAAGTGTAGAATGTTATAATGTTTCGTCGGTGGAGGGGCGGCGCCCGCCGCGTTAAGTGATCCATGGCATTAGAGATCGACTACACACCCCCACCGACGGGACGCAAGTTCATGGCCTCGGACGCCCGTATGCGCGTCCTTATGGGACCAGTTGGTTCTGGCAAGTCCGTGACATCTTCTTTCGAGATCGTACGCCGGGCAACGATGCAGCGGCCAGACCAGAACGGGCGCAGAAGGACCAGAGCAGCCATCGTTCGTGAGACGGCAAGGCAGCTTCAGGATACCACGATCAAGACCTTCCTTGATTGGTTCCCGCCGGGTCAGTGCGGGGAGTACATGCGAACCACCAAGACCTACTTCTTCAGGGTGGGGGATGTTGAGTGCGAGATCATGTTCCGGGCACTGGACGATGCCGACGATGTGGCCAACCTCAACTCACTTGAGTTGACCTTCGCATGGTTCAATGAGTGCCGGGACATCCACCCGGATATTGTTGACGCTATGTCAAAACGTATTGGCCGGTTCCCATCCGCCAAGGACGGTGGGCCGACTTGGTTTGGGATGTGGGGCGATACCAACCCGCCAGTGATGGATTCGTGGTGGTATTATCAGATGGAAGGGCTTAGCTCGGCAGATGGGGTCTCGCCTAACGACAATGGGTGGGCGGTGTTTAAGCAGCCGAGTGGGCGCAGCCCGCAGGCTGAGAATGTGGAGAACTTGCCGGAAGGGTATTATGATACCCAGGGGCGGTCTGAGGAGTATGTCCGGGTATACATTGACGGGGAGTACGGGCTCTCCTCAGCAGGGATGCCTGTGTATAAGTACTTCAGGACGGACTACCACATGGCGCGTACGCCGCTGCGCTACATCACCAACGGGGTGCGGCCTATCGTGGTGGGGATGGACCTGGGGCTGACGCCTGCGGCTGTCATCGGGCAGCAGGACCCACGGGGCAGGGCGCTTATACTGGATGAGGCGGTCAGCTTTGACATGGGGATACAGCGGTTCGTGCGTACGGTGCTCAAACCCCTTATATTCGAGCGGTTCCCGGGGGTGCCGATCCTCGTGGTGACCGACCCAGCCGGGGTGCAGCGGGCACAGACCGACGAGCGCAGCGCAGTGGACATCATCAAGGCTGAGGGAATGCGGGTTATATCTGCCCGGACGAACAATGTCTCGGCGCGGATCAACGCAGTGGATGACTTCCTCATGCGGCAGGTGGACGGGGACCCGGCTTTCTTGGTTGATCCCAGGTGCACCCGGCTTAAGGCGGCTATGATGGGGGGCTACAGGTACAAGCCCAGGGGGGATGGCGACATCGACAAGAACAAGCACAGCCACGTGGCTGAGGCCCTTCAGTACCTGATGCTCCATATTGCCAACGCCAACGAAGGGTCAGTGGCCCACCTAAAAAGACCAGTCAAACCTATTGCGTCTGCTGGCTGGACCTGATACTATATCTTGTGTCCTTAGTCCGAGGCCACCTCGATTTGTTTATTCCTCCCCGAAACTAGCCCCCTGTAGCTGCCTCTACAGGGGGTTTTTTCTTATCCCTTGCATCGTTGAGCAAAGGTCGTTAGACTTAACTGAACCGCGCCGTAAAAGGGGTTGATTATGGCCACTGTTTCCCCGGTCCTTAACCGTACTGCTGAAGGCATTCCCTATCTTCTGTGGGAGAATGTCGCCACTGGTGACACGCTCAATCCATATGCTGTTAATGCTCGCCTAGGGCTTGATGCTGCGGTGCAGTTCGCCGGTACGTTTGGCGGTGCTACGGTGAAGTTGCAGGTGTCGAATGACAACACCACGTACTTCGATGTGAAGGACACGGGCGGTACGACGATTAGCGCGACTGCGGCTGCGATCTTCAACTTCAGCTCGGCTGCTGCCTATTTTCGCCCAGCCATCACCGGTGGTACGGGCGATGCAGTTGATATTTATCTTGTCCTTCGCGGTAATGTACAGGCTTAATCGCTAGATGCCAGGATTAACCATACTCCGTGTTGTCAGCAACAGCGAGATAGAGCGCACTGAGCGCGAGCGTATGGACGCTGAGCTACAGGCTCGGCAGAATAGCGATCTCATCACGGGTTTGTCAGCGCATCTCAAGACATGCTGGGATGCTGCGCGTATTGCCAAAGACCCGATCAATGATGTGATGCTTAAGGCTCTCCGTCAGCGCAATGGGGAGTATGAAGCAGATAAACTTCAGGCAATTCGCGTTCAGGGCGGGTCTGAGGTTTATATGATGCTGACGGAAGTTAAGTGCCGTGCAGCAGAGAGTTGGTTGCGCGATATTCTTCTGGATACCGGCTCGCCCCCCTGGGACCTGCAGCCCACGCCGATTCCTGACCTGTCCCCCGAACAGTCAGAGGAGGTTCAGACCGCCTTTGCCGAGCAGGTCATGGAGATTATCCAGTCGACTGGTCAGGCACCGAACAAAACGCAGATGCTGGAACTTCGGGAGATGGTCTCCCAAGACTACCGGTTCAAAGTCCTACAAGCGGCCCAGGCCCGGGTCGATAGGATGAAGATCAAGATTGATGACCAGTTCCTGCAGGGCGGTTGGGCGGATGCGTTCAACGAGTTTCTAACCGATCTGGTTACTTTTCCCTGCGCCTTCGTTAAGGGGCCTATTGTGCGCCGCCAGCGCCATCTGGGTTGGACCAAGGGTCCCGGGGGCGCGACTATTGTAGAAGCCTCTGAGCGGCTTGCGCCGGAGTTTGAGCGGGTAAGCCCGTTCAACATCTACCCCGAGCCGGGTATCACTCGGATCAATGACGGGTATATCTTTGAGTATCACAGGTTAAGCCGGTCGGCATTGGCTGATCTTATCGGTGTTCCCGGGTATGATGATCAGGCGATTCGCAAGGTGCTTGATGAAGGGCCGGGTCAGACTTGGGTGTCTGAGCCGACTGAGATGCAGCGTGAGGAGGAGGAGCGCAAGTACTACACCGAGATGCGCCCCACCGACATGTTCGATGCCCTTGAGTTTTGGGGTAAGGTCAGCGGCAAGATGCTCCGTGAGTGGGGTATGGATGCTTCTGAGGTGCCTGATGAGGCGAAGGAATACGATGCCAACGCATGGCTCGTAGGCAACTATGTCATCAAGGCCATCCTGAACTATGACCCGCTGGGCGAAAAGCCTTATGTGAAGACTTCGTTTATCAAGATGCCCGGCGCATTCTGGGGTCGCGGAATCCCCGAGATCATTGAAGATTTGCAGAATATCTGCAATGCCGCAGCCCGTGCTTTGGTGAACAACATGAGCATCGCCTCCGGCCCGCAGGTCGAGGTGAACCTTGAGCGTATTCCGCCAAACGAAGATATTACGCAGATTCACCCATGGAAGATTTGGCAAACGCTGAATGACCCACTTGGGTCTTCTGCCCCGGCTGTGCGGTTCAACCAGCCCAACGATAATGCAGCTACCCTGATGGGGGTTTATGAGCGGTTCAGCCGACTGGCTGACGACCACTCTGGCATCCCGGCCTACATATATGGCGATACCAATGTGCAGGGCGCTGGCCGTACGGCCTCTGGCCTGTCCATGCTGATGGGTTCCGCTGGTAAGGGCATTCGGCAAGTGGTTATGCACATCGACACGGATGTGACCAAGCCGATTGTGCAGCGGCAGTTTGTTTATAACATGCGTTATGACCCGGATGAGTCTATCAAGGGTGACGCGCAGGTTATACCGCGTGGTGCTATCAACCTTGCGGTTCGTGAGACGGTCAACCTTCGTCGTGTTGAGTTCCTCAATGCTACTGCCAACGAGTTTGATATGCAGATTATTGGGGCTGACGGGCGTGCGGCCATCCTACGCGAAGTGGCTAAGGGGCTTCAGATGCCCGCTGAGGACATCGTGCCATCCCGTGAGCGACTGGATTATCAGGCCCGTATACAGGCCCTTGCCCAGCAGGCGCAGCCGCCCGCTCCG